ATCTAGGCACAACAAAGACCATCTTAAATCATATAGGAGAAACATTATGGCAACATCTTTAGCAGAAATTCGCGCAAAATTACAAGCGCAGGAAAGCAAAGGCCAAGGCGGCCAATCAGGCGGTGACAATGGCATTTATGCCCATTGGAACATCCCAGAAGGTACTACAGCTCGTGTACGATTCCTTCCAGATGCAAATACCAAAAACACTTTTTTCTGGGTCGAACGACTAATGATTAAACTGCCGTTTGCAGGTATCAAAGGTCAGGTAGACAGCAAACCAACATTTGTGCAAGTCCCTTGCGTTGAAATGTGGGGAGAAGCATGTCCAATCTTGGCAGAAGTTCGCACATGGTTCAAGGACAAGAGTCTTGAAGAAATGGGTCGTAAATATTGGAAGAAAAAATCTTATCTGTTCCAAGGTTTTGTTCGAGACAATCCGTTGAGCGACGACAAATCCACTGATAATCCAATTCGTCGTTTTATCATCAGCCCTCAGATTTTTAATCTAGTAAAAAACGCACTCATGGATCCAGAGTTGGAAAATCTTCCCACTGACTATGAAGGTGGCCTTGATTTCAATATCAAGAAAACCAGTAAAGGCGGCTATGCTGATTACAACACCAGCACATGGGCTCGTAAAGAAAGTGCCTTAACTCAATCTGAACTTGAAGCAGTAGAAAAGTTTGGATTGTATAATCTGGCAGACTTTTTGCCTAAAAAGCCCAGTGAAGCCGAACTAAAAATCATCAAGGAAATGTTTGAAGCCAGTGTGAACGGCGAACCATTTGATGCTGATAAATGGAGTGCTTATTACAAGCCAGCCGGAATGACTAGTACTGCTAGCAGTAATAAATCCGATGATGACAATGCCCCTGTTGCAAAACCTGTGGCTGTAGCTCGTCCAGCACCTGCGGCAACAAACGATGATCCTCCATTCGATGTCGACGAGCCAGAAGTTACTGCGCCAGTTGCAGCAGCTAAACCTGCCAGTCAACGTGCCGAAGACATTTTGGCAATGATTCGTAATCGTCAAAAGTAATAAAAATCTTTTGATTGGTTTATGCGAATTAAACTAGTGTTCGAGCATAGCGGGGACGAACTAGAGTTCGTCCCTGTTAATCATGAAGTTGTTGAATATTATCTTGATCATTTGGATAAAAATAATCTCAATAACTTTGTAGCAGACGATTCGACGTACAACGGCATTTCTCGCAGTATTAATGAATTACAAAAGTCGATTCGTGTTTCAAACGAGTTTATACAAAAATTAACTGGCAATAAGTTTGATGAGTATTCAGAACTCGAATGCCTTGACCAGTATGTTTTAAACAAGATACACTCGTATTGGGTTAATATCCAAACCACTAATTATAGTATTCAAGAATACAGAAATAACGGCAATCGTTCAAAAAATAACGAGATAGATGAAAAATTACATCACGGGTTGCCAGATGAAATATCGGTCATACCTCTTCTTCAATGTTTAGATATATTAGAATTATCACAGACGTATCGTCAAATTAACGAAAATGTGCATATTCTAGAAGAGTCTTTCAATTCTATTAAATTTTCCAATAATAGTTATTTTTCTATCTCGAATCCTTTCTCTAAGTTTTTGTTATCTAACGATATTTGTAGTTTAAGAATAGCATTTAATCATCGTGGAAGAACTCTGTATAATAAGTTTCTTACATTTGATGATAAACTAGAACATCTGGACGAAAACTCTTATGATCAGTTGCTGGGGTTTGTTAGTCTACATTTATGTCGCCCGCAAACTATTAATCTGAGTTCAGAATATATAAATTGGTGTAAAGAACGAAATGTGGTTCCGTCTGGCAACTTTTTAAATATCGGGAATCTAGTAGATATTCAAAATAGACTAACCGAGTATAGACAAGTTGTGTATAGAAATCTTAAAAGCAACAACAAATTTAAATTATTAAAAGGATAAACATCATGGCAACAAAACCATTTGACTTAAGCAAATTTAGAAAAAGCATTACAAAAAGTATTGACGGTATTAGTGTGGGATTTAGAGATCCAGACACATGGATTTCTACCAACAACTATGCACTAAACTATCTTATCAGCGGGGACTTTAATAAAGGAATCCCTATGGGCAAGGTCACTGTATTTGCAGGAGAATCTGGAGCAGGCAAAAGTTTTATTTGCTCAGGCAATCTTGTTAAAAATGCCCAACAACAAGGCATTTATGTTATCTTAATTGACACTGAAAATGCACTAGATGAAGCATGGCTACATGCTCTGGGTGTTGATACATCGGAAGATAAGCTATTGAAATTGAACATGGCAATGATTGATGATGTTGCTAAGATGATCAGCGAATTTGTTAAAGAGTACAAGGCATTACCAGAAGCAGAAAGGCCTAAGGTACTATTTGTCTTAGACTCATTGGGTATGTTACTAACACCAACAGATGTTAATCAGTTCCAAGCAGGCGATATGAAAGGTGACATGGGCCGTAAACCTAAAGCACTAACAGCATTGGTGCGTAATTGCGTTAACATGTTTGGTGATTTAAACTTGGGGCTGGTGGCAACAAACCATACCTACGCAAGTCAAGACATGTTTGATCCAGACGATAAAATTAGTGGTGGTCAAGGCTTTATCTATGCAAGCTCTGTTGTTGTCGCTATGCGTAAACTCAAACTCAAAGAGGATGAGGATGGTAACAAAATCAGCGAAGTTAAAGGTATTCGTGCTAGCTGCAAGATTATGAAAACTCGTTATGCTAAGCCGTTCGAGAGTGTACAGGTTAAGATTCCTTACGAGCAAGGAATGAGTCCAACTTCTGGGCTTGTTGATTTATTTGAAGGAAAAGAGATTTTATCTAAAGATGGTAATAGTCTTAAATGTACCTTATTTGATGGAACTGTGATTAAAAAATTCCGCAAAGCGTGGGAGCGTAATGAAGACCAATGTCTGGATCAAGTAATGAAAGATATCATGGAACATCCACACAGGGGCGAATCAGCAGCACTAGCAGAATTGCCTGAAGAATAATATTTACGGATACATAGCAGTTTAGATAAATAAATATAGGAGAACTGCTATGTATTATGTTTATGCTCTAATAGACGTTAGAACTAATTTGCCTTTTTATATAGGTAAAGGATTAAAAATTAATAATAGGCATCTTGATCATTTTAATGAATCTGCCGAATATACAAGTAACAGGCATAAAGTGTTTAAGATAAATTATTTAAAATCAATAGGGTGCGATATACCTGTTGATATTTTAGTCGATGATATTATTAATGAAAATGATGCATACGCAATAGAAACTGATTTTATTAAAAAGTATGGCAGAGTAAACATTGATCCGAATGGTATATTAACGAATATATGTTTAGATAATAGACCGCCAAATTGGAAAGGAAAAAAACAAAGTCTAGAGCACATTGCTAATAGAGTGAACAGTTACATTGAGACTTGTAAAAAGAATGGACGTAAACCACATTCAGAGGAAACAAAAAAGAAAATAGCAAGACCGGGCGCATTAAATCCGTTTTATGGAAAACATCATTCAACTGAGAATAAACAAGCACACTCTAGTAGAATGAAAGGCAACAAGAATAATAGTAAAGAATATATTTTTACGTCCCCAAACGGAACGGAATATATAGTAGTAGGTGAGTTTCATAAATTTTGTAAAGATAATAATTTAGTTATATCTACTATGGAAAAATCCTTACAATTTAACAAAATACCCTCACACGGAAAATGTAAAGGGTGGCAAATTAGAAAGAAATCGAATGACAATTGACACAGAATTATTAAGTGAAGTTTATTCAACACTTAAACAATATATTCCACAAAAAGACAGGCAAGAAGCCAGTGATAATCTAATGAGCATATTAGTTGATCTATTAGGTGATATAGAACTCAAAGAGTTCAGTGGAATTGACAGTTATACTAAGCGAAGTTACGACGAGTATGCTGGCAATCTATTAGATGAAGAAGATCAAGACGACTACGAAGAGTAATAATCGGGTATGCCAAAATATTTTCCAATAAAAACAGATACGTCATGCAGACTAAAATGGGCATGGAGTACAATATATTTAAATAGTGGAAAAACATCATCATGTCATAGAGCAAGTCGAAGTTCGATCGATGCATCAAATTTTGAAAATTTTCATAATACATCTGAGAAGGTAAGTGCTCGAGCTGAAATGTTGGAAGGTAAGTGGCCAACTGGTACTTGCGAGTATTGTAAAAGTATAGAAGAGTCTGGCGGAATAAGCGACAGAATGTTTCAAAATCAAATACCAGAAATATATCCTGAGATATTGGATAGTAATCCTGACAGGCTCGATGTTCAACCAGTTATCTTAGAAGTATTTTTTTCCAATGCCTGCAATTTAAAATGTGTGTACTGTAATGGTTCATTGAGTTCTGCTATACAAGCTGAAGATAATAAATTTGGCGGTAGCATACTTACACATCTGAATGACATTGATTCAGGTAATTATAAAGAACTCGTACCTCTATTTTGGAAATGGTTTAAAGAAAATAGCAGATCACTATTACGTTTGCAAATCGCAGGAGGCGAACCATTTCTTCAAAAAGACTTTTTTTTATTGATCGAGTATTTTGAATCAAACCCTCATCCGAACTTAGAATTTAATGTTATTACAAATTTAAATATAAAAAATAGTATAGTTAAAGACACTGCAATAAGACTTGAAAAATTATCAGCTGATGGTAAAGTTAAACGAGTAGACATACAAGTCAGTGTTGATAGTTGGGGTAAGAGTCAAGAGTATGTCCGTTCTGGATTTAATCATGTTCTGTTTGATGAAAATATGAAAACAATAATCGAACTAAAACATTTAAGAATCGGATTATTGTCTACTATATGTTCATTGAACATACACGACATGGAACATCTAGTACTTAAATATAAAGAGTGGAGTAAAAATAAAGAAATTTTTTGGTATATGCATTTAGTATTGCCCGAAGACAGCATTTTTAGTCCTGTAAATTTTGATCTAAGCGTATTCGAACAATCATTAAATAGTGTGTACAAATCTATTCCAAGGGATTCTTGGGACCAGCAGCAAACTCTAAATGTGTTGTCTGGGATTATAGAAAAGCTAAAACAAAAATCGAATTCTAATTTAAAACGCCAACAAGATCTTATTTCTTACTTAGAGCAGAATGATTTACGCCGAGGTCTGAACTGGAGAGAATATTTCCCATGGCTAGATAAAATGGTTAAAGAATAATGTGGTATAATCGAGTTGTTCAGGATTTGGGTAATATACCTGCGTTCATAATTCACTATGAAAATGAACTGGCAGATGCCAAGTTCGATTGTGCTATTAAAGGCCATCTGGAAAAAAATATTGCATCCCTGCCTGGTATAACTGAACTTCGATTTAATCAGTTACAGGAAATTGAAGCCATTCTTAATTATTTGAATATTCAGTTGCGTAAGATACGTAAACGGCATTTTCAAAAATATTTAGAAAATTATCCTCGAGCATTAACTAGCAGAGATGCTGAAAAATATGTAGATGGCGAAGATGAAGTAATTGATTTTGAAACAATCATCAATGAAGTTGCACTGGTTCGAAATAAGTGGTTGGGTCTAATGAAAGGACTAGAAAGTAAAAACTTTATGCTAGGCCATGTCAGTAGACTCAGAACTGCGGGCATGGAAGATATTACCTTATAAGTAATTGTATGAAAATTGTACTAGTAACAGGCGGATTTGATCCGATTCACAGCGGCCATATTGCTTATTTTGAAGAAGCGAAAAAATTAGGAGACCTGCTAATAGTGGGTGTTAACAGTGATGCATGGTTAGAACGTAAAAAGGGTCGAGCATTTATGCCTTGGTCGGAACGTGCAACTATAGTTGATAATCTTAAAATGGTAGATTTTGTCTATGAGTTTTACGACGATGACGGTTCTAGTATAGATGCAATTAAGAGAGTTAGGGCTGCATATCCTGATGCAAAAATCATTTTTGCTAATGGGGGCGATCGTACTAAAGATAATATACCGGAGATGGCTTTCGAAGATGCCAATTTGGAATTTGTGTTTGGTATCGGGGGCGAAGATAAACGTAATTCGTCTAGTTGGATATTAGAAGAATGGAAGGCACCTAAGACATCTCGTGCCTGGGGATATTACAGGATTCTGCACACTTGCGGCCCAGGCGTCAAACTTAAAGAACTCACGGTGGCCCCAAAGACTTGCTTAAGTATGCAACGTCACGAAAAACGTGCAGAATTTTGGTTTGTGGCTGAAGGACAAGCAGCGGTGTATACGTTAGATTCAAGCACGGATCATGACTTAAAATGTAGTTTAATAGCACATCAAAGTACATTCATCGATGCCAATGAATGGCATATGCTGTGCAACGAAACTAATCAACCACTAAAGCTTATTGAAATTCAATACGGCGAAAATTGTATTGAAGAAGACATCGAAAGAAAATAAATTACCTATTAGGTAGTCTTCCGTAATTCACCCAATCCCAATCTTCATCGGTCATTGGGATCCAATTAGTAGTATCCATGGTACCCTCGCTTGATTGCATTTTTCCTGCTTTCAGCAATCACTTCGGCCCAGCCCACTAAAAAATTCCAGAATTTAATTGTAATTTTCATATAAAATTTCTCCCAGCAGAGTTATGGTTATAGTGTCTAATCCAAAGTTCTATTTCAGCCGCGCTTTTAGGTTGTTTACTTAAAATATAAGCTTCTATGTTGTCTTGGTAAGACGCTTCTTTAAAAAGACTTTTGATCCATTTTAAAAACTTCATTTTGCATTCCTTTATCAGTAGTTCTACTAGTTTATTTATCAGTGTTTATACTGATACTATAGTAACACTTTTTAGGATAAGTAATGATATGAACTCTAGAGAATATGCAAAATTTAAAAGATTGTTTGTTGGTCCTATTATACCCCGACGAATTGTTAAGCAACGATTTTACAGCGTAGAACCAAAATCAATAGAACCTCGTGCTTATCTGGAAAAAGGCGATATAAGGTCAATTTGGTCTCAAAGTGATATAAGACGTTTTGCTATGCCAAAATGGGCAGATATTAACGCTATTGAAAAGATGTATAGACTGGCCCGGACACTGACAGAAGAGACAGATATAGAGTATCACGTTGATCATATCATTCCAATTAAGAACCCTTTGGTATGCGGGCTACATGTAGAACAAAATTTACGTATCATATCTGCTTTTGATAATATTCAAAAATCGAATAAGTTCAAAATCGAGTAGACATAAATACACTACTATGACAAACGATATTCGTAAATTTATTAATATAGTGGAAGAAGATCCGGAAAAATTACGGTCTGCAATCTCCAAACGGGTTGAAAAAATACCAGATGAACAAGACTTAACGGATATTTTAAAATTTACCAACAAGTACGGTATCAAAAAAGATGTAGAAAAATTTACAACATTGCGTAATTATAAAGGCATTGTTAGTAATGTTTTCTTAGAAGCATTGGCCAATGCAAATTTAACCGATGCTGAAATTAAAAAGTTTTTAAAAAAGCTGAGTACAGACGGAATATTAGACGAACGGAAATTATTAACTCCACGTAAATTGCATAGCTATGCAGAATTGATAGACAGTGAATATAGAAAAACTTTTGATGCTATCAAAGTTGATATTTTTGAAAAAATTTCTGGAAAAATAGGCGAAAAAGGCGATGTGGGTAAAGGCGAATATATGTTAGACATTATTAGCCCGGGAGTAAATCGTCGTGGGGCTCCGGGGGATTTGGATATTGATGGGACTAAAATTGAATTAAAAGCCGGCCAAAATGGAAGACTTGGTCCAGCCGGCAGTCAAGCATTGGTGGGACGTTTTTCCAGAGAATATGCACCTATAATAAAACAGATTGACCCCGAAGCAGAGATTCCAACGGATAATAGCCAAATTGCAGAAATTTTTAATCCTAAATTAAACATGTCGGCATTTAGTGCTTTTTTTGGCAATGACAGCAAAAAAGTAAAGCTAGCACTAAAAGCAATGTTGGAAATGCATTACCCTAGTGTAAATGTCAATTCAATGGTTAATAAAATTGTTGGACCAAACGGTGTCATTAATGGCACAGAATTAAAAAAACAAATGCTTAACACTAGTTTTGATGTCTATAAAGCTGATAAAGATTTTGACGGCATTATAATTATGGATAGTGCAGTCACTGGATTTTTATATGTGAATAGTGGTGATGATGTTGCTGCAATATCTGACCAACTCGGTGTGAGCTTTCCAAGTTGGACAGACACACAGGGTAACTGTATGAAAGTTACATTAAGTGCAGGAGCACTTAAGGCTGCAGGACAAGCAGCAGGCATTCTACCAACAGCCAAATCAAAACAATCGAAAGTCAAAGATCCGTCGTCGGTGGCAGTTGCTACACACGGAGTGACCGGACTTAAACCAACTCGGTCAAAACCGGCTCCCGCTGCACCTGCAACATCTGCACCACGTGCTCGCAGATAATATTTGACATTAACCTGTGATTTTAACCATAACTCATAAATACAAAGAACAAAGTTATGAGTTATGGTTTACACAAAAATATACCAACAACTGATTGATCAGGCAAGATCTCGAGTAATGACGGGTTATAAGGAAACCCACCATATTGTTCCAAAATGTTTAGGCGGAACTGATGATCCATCAAACCTAGTGAATTTAACTCCCGAAGAACATTATGTTGCACATCAACTACTTGTTAAAATACATAAGGATAACAAAAAAATATTATACGCCGCTGTTATAATGTGTTCAAACAGGATGAACAATAAGTTATACGGGTGGATCAAGCGTAGATTGTCTAAGTCTCAATCTAAGGCAATGGCCGGATCAGGTAATAACATGTTTGACAAAAGATGGGTGTCAAACGAATTTGAAACAAAATTAGTCGATGCAAAAGAAGCAGAAGATTTGCTAGATAAAGGTCAATATATAGCAGGCAAGAATGCCACAAGAGCACCTTGCGGGTGTTTGGTAAGGAAACGTTGTATTAATCACGAGCAAAAAAGAAAACTAACAGTGGAACGAAAACGAAAAGAGTTTATCCAAAAAACAACAGAATTGTTTGATGAGTTTTTGCAATCAGACATAGATTCAATTACTCAGTTCGCTAAATTGAAAAATACCTCTCAGCCGGCACTTACACAGATTTGGAAAAAATATATACCCGACTATTCGAACTATGTTGCCCACGGTAAAGCCTTCAAAAAACACTTGACGATTAAATAAGAATCTAATATAATATACGCATAGGGCTGGTAGCTTAGTGTCCCAAAGCAGTGTTCTCATAAAGCATTGATCGTGGGTTAGAATCCCACCCAGCCCACCATTTTTAAAAATGAAGGTATAATACAAACATTGCCCGGATGGTGAAATAGGTAGACACAACAGACTTAAAATCTGTCGCTTTCCGAAAGGGGCGTGCCGGTTCGATTCCGGCTCCGGGCACCAATT